ATCTGCTCGGCTTCAACGAAGCTATACGCAGATTCAAGCCTACGCGTTTGATACGCCCTGTCCACTTTGCCGATCTTCGGCATTATAAATGGAACTGGCACCCAAACGTCGAAGAACCCTTTTACTCTGACAAAGAGTTGAAGATTGCTGTCTCAGATGCATATAAAGCTGGACTTCTCGAAAATGCTCGAATGTCGTTTCACAATTTACGAAACGTCGTCTTCATTAAAGTTCGCAAATTTTTGCACCAAATTAAACGTGGTCAGATCACTGACTTACGCCATCTCTACCCTATCATGAAAATTCATGTCAAGCCTGCCTTAACCTCGCCTGACGAAACGAAAATTCGTGTTATCTATGGTGTATCTAAAATGCACGTTTTACCTCAAGCAATGTTCTTCTGGCCCCTTTTTCGCTACTTCATTGATGAGAATCTCTCTCCTATCTTATGGGGTTACGAAACCATTCTCGGTGGAATGCAAAAATTGAATCTCACCATGACAATTCCACGACTTTACTTCCAAACCTACGTCACCGTCGACTGGTCTGGATTTGATTTACGTGCCCTACATTCATTATGTCGTGACATCTTCGCCCAGTGGCGAACTTTCTTCGACTTTAATAATGGATACATACCTACTAAGTACTACCGTACTTCAGTTGCCGACCCTCAACACCTCGAAAACCTTTGGAACTGGGTAATGGAAGCAAGCTTAAACATGCCCTTTCAACTACCCGACAAAAGTACATACACATGGATTTACCGTGGTATTGGCTCAGGTCTATTTATCACTCAGTTTCTCGACTCACAGTATAATTTGATCATGATCCTAACCATTCTCAGTGCTATGCACTTCGACATTTCCAAAATCAAAATCTTTGTTCAAGGAGATGACTCCTTGCAAATGTTGGTTTTCCACATACCCGCTGATCAACACGCCGAATTCAAGTCTCGTTTTCAGACACTTGCTTCGTACTACTTTGATCACGTCGCTCGTGCTGAAAAGACACGAATTACCAACGACGCCAACGGCGTTGAAGTTCTCGGATACACAAACTGGAATGGCTACCCGCTCCGTGACTGGCGCAAGTTACTTGCTCAGTTACTCTACCCTCGCGGTGCGCCAAGCATGCCTATCTTAATGGCACGCTGTTGTGGCATACAATACGCATCAATGTATGCATACCCTTGCATCACTCGCGTTTGCCGCGACATCTACAACCAACTCGCAAACTTGGGTTTCAAGCCCGCCCGTGCTAGTGTCCAACGTGACATTATCTTACAAGGCGAAGCATCATTTGAAATTCCAACCGATCACTTTCCGACAGAAGCGGAAGTGACTGCACATCTCCGCTCCCCTTACGTCCGAACACAAGCAGATCGTGATGATTACTTCAACACGAAACATTTTCTGTCT